CCTACTTTTACTGGCATGGGTTCACGGCGGTTGCCGGCCTTTTTACCTAGTCCTACTGCAACCACGGTTCCCATATTGTCATGTTCTTTGTTAGATACATGAATAACTGAACTTAAAACACGAACATCCGGCTTGACAACTATTTTGTCAGCCAGCGGTTTAAGTATAAAATCGGCATCAGCCATTGCAAGTTCTCCGTTTACTTGTAGTGGTTAGAAAGCCCCTAGTACCCTTCACGGCTAGGGGTTTTCGTTTATTACTGATTAATTAGTCGCAATTTTTGTAGCAATCACGGGTGTGCGTATAGCAAACACCTTCTGTACGGCCTGTGTTGAATTGATTGTCTTTGCCGGTCATATCTTCTTTACCCATAGCAACGCCGCCTACCAGCTTGCCTTTGCGCTCGCCTGACATATCAGCAGCATTAGCACCTTTTGGTGGGGTTGCGCCAGTTGTTGAAGGTACGCCCTTCATTGAATCCATTTTGCCCATGTTAAGTTCTCCAAAGTGATGGGGGGGGGTTACAAACTACATTTTCCGCTATTTTACTACCTTGTCAATACTAAATTACTTCTATCATTACATCAACGCCGCCGCCCTTACGTTGTTCTTTGCGCTCAATAGTTAAAATGTCAATCTGGCCATCATTATCGTAAACGCCGGCATCTTCTAAACCGTCTAAAACAGCCTTCAGCCGATTATCCAAATCAGTTATTACCTTTGATCGTGGATACAAATATAACGTCACATTAAGCCGCTGTTCGCCAAATTTCGGTATGTTCTGCGCTATTACACATTCCGATACCGTACTTTTAAATTCACGGCCAACTTTGCTTAATACCGTGTTGCCCCTAAAGTTGCGCCAATAGGTATTTACGCTGGGTGGATACGGAAGTTTAATTATTGTCATTTAATAATTGGTTCGTCTTTTCAAGCAAATCTTCTTCTGAAAATCCCCAAAATCGTTCAAATCCTTTATGCCCAAGCCCGTGAATACTGGTACGTGAATCAAGTCGGTGGTGCCAGGCGCACAATGGGATTGTTGGTGCAAGTGATCGTTTGCCACCGTATCGCCTAATGTGATGGATTTCTGTGGGTGAATCTTCAATGTTTCGAACATCAATCTGTCGGCATAAAATGCAGCCCAATCTGGCCAACTTAGCATAATGTTCTTTTTCCGCTTTGGTCATTTACTGTGCCGTTACAAATTCATCAATCAAATCTGATTGTGGCACAAAATAAGCCGGCCTTCCTTTACCAGTTGGATCATTCCAATACTTTGGTTGTTTGGCATCCCTGGCAAACATATATCCACGGATCACATAATTGCCAAGTATTCCAGTAACCAGGTAATAACGCTTTTCGTCTTTATCAGTTGGGTGAACAATCAAACTGCCATGATCTAGCGGCGTTTGGCGCACTTCATATGGTCCAACATCATCTGAACCATAAGTGCCTTTGCCCCAAAATATCCCAAAATGCTTGGCTATTACCATTTCACCCATTGCGCCTTCAATGCCCATTTGCCAGGTTTCAGTATCTTTTGCACCATATCTGTGCCGCTTACCATCCCGTTTGCATTGTAGGATTCTTAACGTGGCTTGCTGGGCTGCCATCAGCATTTCATCTTCAGTAAGATTAATTCTTATAGGCATCACGCAAACCTTTGGCAAAATCTTCTAGCCTTTGTGACATTTCCGTAATGTCTAACGATATTTCATAAGCCCTGGCATATTCACCCTGCATGGTGGCTTCATAAAATTCTTTGCATAATCTGTGCAACGTTAAAAATGGTCCTGAATAGTTATCCATGTTTTTGATCCCTTTGCCGGCCACGGCTTTTATAAATACTTTCTGATTTGTGTTCAGCGCATTGCTTGCAACGCCAGCCCCTAAATCTTGATTGCTTTTGTACGCCACCAAGTAATGGTTTGTGCTGTTGGCATGTAGTGCAAAATTTAGTGTCCATTCTTTTCTTTCAGTTTTGCTTCTATAGCTTTAGCAAAATCACCTCTTGTGCCGCAATTAAATTGTGACATTTGCCATACTTCATCATCCGTCAACCCTACCCATTCTTTTTTTGGTTCAGCTAAAAAATCAATATTTAAAGAATCTAAAAAATATTCAAGGCCAGTTTGATCAAAAGTATATTCATCACCTTTTGTACTGTATGCAACCATACTTGCGTAATCTTTAGCTTTTTGTATGTAGTTCATTATTTTTCCTTTCTTCCATCATTGCATCGGCATATTCATAAGCTTCTTTTGCTGCTTCTTTTGGATTACTACATCCGCATGAAACTGAAAGCGCAACTGCTGCAAAGTAATCACGCAATTCCATACCTTCAAATCTGTTACCTGGGAAAGCTTTCATTTGCCGCACACCTTTCTTCTAGCTTTTTCTAAATCAGATTGAAATAACCATTGCATACAAATTTCATTTACATGGTTTTCAGAAATAGTATCTGCACCAGCCGCATAACCACGTTGATAAGCTTCATCTTTGATGTTTTGTACTGAATGAACCATAAGCAATATCACTACCAAACCAATGGCTAAACTTCCGTAAAATTTAATCATCACTACTCATCCAAATATAAACAATTGCTGCGCCAATCAATACCCAACAAGCAGCACCAGTTAACATCAAGAAAAATACAAAAAAATCCATCATATTGAACCCTTTCTACGGTTAGCCGATAACGTTTGCCAGATTTCTGTAATGCGAATTTCGTGCATCCGTTTGTTTTCTAATGTCTTAAAATCTTTGTAAGCACCTACCCATTCATCAACTGCGTTTTTGTAGGATGGGCTATCTATAGCTTGCGCTTCACGTTCTGCTACCGTACCGCTAGATAATAAAAATGCGTGGCTCTTGGCCTGTTTAATAAGTTCTTCTAAACGCTTTACTTCGCCAGATAATTCTGCGTGTTCTTCATCAGTTTCAGATAAATAAATTAATGCTTTTTCAACCCTACTATCACTTAACTTTTCTAAACTCATTTTTGCCCCCTTGCTTGAATAGCGTCAGCAGCAGATTCAAATGCAGCAACAACAGTTTTACTATGCCATTTACTTAAATCTAAACAAACTTTTGCACATTCGTTACGTTCTAATGCAACAGCATCATTAACAAGTTTAATTACCCATAAAGGAACTCGTCTGTGATTTGCTAATAAAAGTATTTGTTCATTATTCATTTCCATTCCCCTTTTATCCCTCTGTTTCCCTTGTTCCATTGTGACCTAGCATCATTTTCTAATTTCTTAGCTGCCGCATCACCCCTTTGTTCCCGTACTCGTTCAATATGTGACATTGCTTTGTTACGATCCTGAACACGCCACCGTAAAATTTGTCTTATTTCACATTGGTGCCGGTATTCTTCGCTGTAGGTATCAACCAAATTTGACATTGACTACATTCCCGTTTTTAGCCGCCGCCAATACCGCATCTTTAAACTGGTGAAATAGTTCAAAGTGTTCTTCATACAAACCAAGTTCTTTGCCCTTTTCACGTATGCCAGTTGCAGTTTCAAACCATTCTTTGCCCTTAACTACCTGAATAACAATTTCATCTTCAAACCGGCCTTGACGTAACCAAGTTGTTGCGTGTGGAATAAATTCCATTTCTGTGTTTTGCAGCTTCCAATGCTTGCAATGCTTGTCTATTGCATCAATGGCCATAGCCTTATCTTCGGTTGTCATGCGATCAAATACCGCCCTAGCTGCACGTTTAGCTACTTTGCGTGGGTACTTTTCCCAAAATATTTCAAATGACATTTGCTATCCTTCCCCCTATCCAATGCATTACTGGTACTGCCATTGAATTACCAAGTGCCTTGTATCTTGGTCCATCAGGTGATTCACGTTTATTGCGGTACGGTATGTTTGTGTATTTGTTTGGAAAACCTTGTAATCGTTCACATTCAAGTACCGTTAATCTGCGAACTGCCATTGATTGACCTATTAATGGAGTTTGATTACTAATACCAGCAGTTCCACCTAGATTATGGCAAGTAAGAAATGGCTTTTCTAATGCGCCACCTTCTGCGTTTCCCATATAAATAGGTTGTGCAATATAAGTAGAAATATCACCACCGGCTGTTATAGTTTTACTTGCTTGCGTTTGATTGACATACAAACCACCATTTGGCCTATCTTTTCTAGTGCCATTAGCATCACAAAAAGTAACGTCATAGGCTGTGGTTTTCATTATTAAATCACTTGCAGATTTATAATCCCTTGCACTCATTGTTGAAGCTATTGGCGCAGTTCCATATTCACTAGAAGATTGTCTATCAAATGTAGCTACAAATTCTTTTTGTTTGCTATTACTGATTCCAAAGCTATCTGTAATAGTTCCGGCAATTTCTTTCCTCTTTGTTTTGCTCGGCGCAGAATTCCTTCGCAAGCTTTCTGGCTCAAAAAGAACTTCTGCTGCACTACGCCAGTTTCCAATATGTCCGACAACAAACACTCGTCTGCGTCTTTGGGCAACTCCAAAGTATTGAGCGTCAAGCACTCTGTATGCGAACCCATACCCGAGTTCTGCCACCGCCCCGAGGAAGGAACCAAAATCCCTTCCACCGTTGCTACTGAGGACACCTGGCACGTTTTCCCATACGAACCACTTGGGTCTAAACTTATCAAGAATCCCGCAATAGATGAGGGCAAGATTTCCTCTTGGATCGTCAAGCCCTTTGCGGAGTCCGGCAACGGAAAATGATTGGCAAGGTGTTCCACCGACCAAAAGGTCAATTGTTTTTGATCCAAAATCCCACTCCTTGAATTTAGTCATATCCCCAACGTTTGGCACATCAGGATAATGATGGGCAAGTACAGCAGAAGGAAATGGTTCTATTTCTGAATAAGCTACAGCTTTCCATCCTAATGGATGCCATGCAACCGTTGCAGCTTCTATTCCACTACAAACGCTTAAATAATTCATATTCAACCTGCTAATTCTTCTGATGATGGTACGTAAACCCAATCATCTTCGTATTCATCAAAATACCAATAACCTTTTTTCATTTTGTTTTCCTTGTTTATCACCGAACATTCGGTAAACATAACTTTACTAAAGATTACTTGAGTTGTAAAGCGCAATTTAAACAATTTATTAAATATTTCTGTATTTATTTCTGTATTTGTTTAGGGATTGCTTTTTGGTGAACGAACCTAGCCCACCTAGATTCGCCTTCAACTGTTTGCTTTTCGGAGCCACAGAACCCGACAG